TTTGATGAGCCCTTTGGCGATTCAGTAGCATTGCAACCTCATCTTTTGAAGATGATCAGAAGACCAGAAGCATCATCGTGATTGAAAACAATCAAAAGAAATCAAAGCCAAAAGCAAAGCCAGCAAATAAAGGAGGAGCTAGGCCAGGAGCAGGGCGTAAAGAGGGCAGCCTCACCAAGAGGACTCGAGAAATCGCAGAGGTAGCCGCCGCACAAGGCATCACACCCTTAGAAGTCATGATGAGCACCATGATGGCGCTTTACAAGGAGGCAGAAAACTGCACTAAGCATGATGATCATGCTCATGAAGGTGTAGGTCATGATCATGACATCATGATCACCGAGAGTCGAATCAAACTCCTGAACATGGCTGCTACCATCGCCAGACACGCTGCCCCCTATGTTCACCCGCGCCTATCTGCAATCGAGCATACCGGCAAGGATGGGGCGCCACTACAAAGTGGTGTCTTGGTAGTGCCAGGGGCGATGAGTATGGATGATTGGGAGCAAGCTGCCCAAGCAAAACACTAGTCCATGAAAACCATCTGGGCACCATTGCCCGGTAGTCAGACTTTGTTTCTGACTTGCCCAGTGTATGAAGTATTGCTAGAGGGCACCCGAGGTGGGGGTAAGACCGATACCTTGCTTATGAGTTATGCCCAACACGTAGGAAGAGGCTTTGGGGATCACTGGCGCGGAACACTCTTTCGTCTAACTTATCCGCAGCTAGCTGACGTAGTAGCTAAGAGCAAGCGCTGGTTCTATCAAATCTTCCCTGGAGCCAAGTTCAATGAATCAGATTACGTCTGGAAGTGGCCCACAGGGGAAATGCTGTACTTTCGTTATGGAGCTAACGAAGACGACTACTGGAATTACCATGGCCACGAATACCCATGGCTAGGATTTGAAGAGTTAACTAACTGGCGCAACCTCTCGTTCTACGAGGCAATGCATTCCACCTGCAGGTCATCCCATCCTGGGATGCCAAGAATGGTAAGGGCAACATGCAATCCATTTGGAGTAGGGCATGCGTCAGTAAAGGAAAGATTTCAGATTGGGGCCATTCCAGCAGGACAGATCATTCGACAAGAAGGTACGCTACCAAGAGTGAGAATTCATTCGACGATTTATGAGAACACCCATCTCCTAAAAAACGACCCCAACTACCTGATGAGCCTAGAGTCACTAAGCGATCCAAATAGGCGCAGAGCCTGGTTAGAAGGTGATTGGGATATCCACGTGGGAAGTTTCTTGGAAGGCGTATGGCAACCCTCCAAACACGTTGTAGAACCCTTCGCAATTCCACCAACATGGAAAGTGTGGCGCTCAATGGATTGGGGATATGCCAGACCATATGCCGTCTATTGGTTTGCCTTGTCTAATGATGGAGTCTATTACCTCTGGCGAGAACTCTATGGGTATGGTGATAAAGAAAATACTGGCACCAGAGAGGACGCAACTGTAGTCGCAGAGAAGATTAAGAAGATCGAGATACACGACCAACGCCTAGGATATGAATACCGTATGAACCTAGCCGACCCATCTATATTTTCTAAGATCGGAGCAGAGCGATCTATCGGGCAAATCTTCAGGGATAAAGGAGTGAAATGGACCGAAGCCTACAACGCCCCCAGAAGCAGGGTAAATGGAGCCCAAGAAATCATCCGACTACTAGCTGAAGATAGACTCAAGATCTTCTCCACCTGTAAGCATTGGTTAAGAACTATCCCCCAACTTCCACCAGACTCATTAAACCCTGAGGATGTGGATACAGATGCAGAAGATCATGCTTGGGATGCAACTAGATATGGGATTATGCGGGTACGGAGGGCTGCCGAGATCAGCGTTTAAAAAAGCAAGATCTTCTTTATTTCAGAGTTGATAATCTCTTTTAATATTGGATAAGTTAATAGCGAATCTTGCAAGATCGATTCTTTAATGGCCTAGTAATCTTCACAGATTTAGCCAATTTCATCAATACTCTTCAATTGCGATTGATTGGGGTGCCCTTTTCATGTAATGTCCTTCATAACGATAGATATCTAAAATGCAGAAATTATTTCAAATAGCCACCAACTTACAGAATTCAGTGGTGACTCACGTGACATCATCTGAAAAAATGGCTGATGAGGATTATCAGCAGAAGAGAGAACTTCTTGTTCAGAATCCAGCTCTTAGAAAGTTAATCCCAGAGTTTGTGATCAAATATAGATCAATTGATCAGGTAGAGAAATACTTCCTCTCGGCCTTTAAGTCCTATGCAGAAAGACGCGAATCAATTTGGAATGCATTTTCCGAGCTATTAAATTTTTTAGAGTTTGGCGGGATTGCCGCCCCAGCTAATAATCCCAATAAAAAAGTTTTTATAAGCTATTCAGTTAAAGACAAAGAGTTTGCGGGCAAGATAAAAAACATACTCAATTATGTAGGCCTTGAAAGTTTCTTAGCTCATGAAGATATAGATGTTTCACAAGAGTGGGCCGATAAAATACTAGAGGAAATTAACCATTCATCTATTTTTATTTGCTTATTAAGCTGTAATTTTCTAGATTCTGACTATTGTCTTCAGGAAACAGGAATAGCGGCAAGCAGGGATGGAGTTTGCATCATCCCCCTATCTTTAGATGGCTCAATTCCACCAGGCTTCTTGAGCAAAATACAATCTTCAAGAATAGATCCTGAGCGCCCTAAGATAGAAGACTTATTGCCAGCATTTAGAAAATTTGACCAAAAACTCGCAAACCGAGTGCTAATAGACACGATTAAATCAGCACCGAATTACCGATCTGCCGAAAGCTATTGCCAGCTAATCAAGCCCATCTTGGATGAGCTATCTGATAACGAGGCGGCGATATTAATTGAGGCATGCGAAGAAAATGGTCAGGTCTATGATGCTGTTTGGTGTGCGCAAGCATTTTTTCCGTTGCTAAGGCAGAAGTTTAAGCATCTTATCGGGGTGGAGACTGATAGGTTTTTTGTTGCACAAATATCTAAGTATGGTGGCCAGTTAAATTAAAGGCGCCTGGATTTATGGAGTTTAAATATGACTGTCGTTTCTATATATTTATCCCAAATAAATTCTTAGCTAAAGGATGCACAAGCTATAAATAGTATGTGCCCCAAAACCCCAAAGCTCTTCAACAAAAATGGACCGCCCGCATCACTCATGCGCGCGCTCACTGGTCGGCCTTTCATAAACGCGTAAGACATAACCGCAATACGGTGGCCGGGTTTAATTGGAATGCAGACCCAACCAGCAAAGACTTCTACAGCCTAAGAGCCAATCTAATACACGGCACTATCTCCGCCGTTCTGCCAAATGTGTACGCAAGAAACCCAGAGATCTCTACAGCACCATTAAATTCGGGTGCTGACCTCAAGCTCTTTTGTAGAACGTTAGAGGCAGTAACGAATAGAGCCTTAGAAAACGCACAACTCAAAAACCGAGCTAAGTCGACAGTAAGAGCAGCATTGACTTGTAGCTTCGGAATTCTCAAAGTGATGTATCAAAGAGATCCAAGCAAGGATGCTTACATTAAAGGGCGGATTAATGATGCGCAAGAGAATCTACTACTTATCGAAGAGCTAGAGCAAGATCTCGATGACGGTAGTCAAAGTCATCATCATGATGCCAGGAGGGCAGAGTTAGACCAACTCATCGGATCCTTATATGAGCGCTCAGAGGTTAATGCTGCTGAAGGTCTAGTTATTGATAGAGTCCTTACCGAGAACCTGCTTATTGATCCCTCAATCTGTGAATTCTGGGATTACACCGATGCGGACTGGATCTGCCAAGTCATACCGATGAAGCGCTCGCAAGCTGAGGCTATGTACAAGAAGAATCTAGCCAATGCCAAGATCTACCAACCAGGCCAAGGCGAACCCTCGCATAAGAAAGCCAGGCGTTTAGCCTCCATGCATATGGATGCAAGCAAAAGCCCGGTGAGTGATGATCAGCAGATTGCAGTCTTGGAAATCTGGGATAGAACTACTCAGCGTGTATACACAATGGTAGAGGGCGCGACTGAATGGCTACGTGAACCTTATTCGCCTCCAAGAGCTGGTGAGCGCTGGTATCCATTCTTTCTATTGCCTTACCAGGTAGTAGATGGTCAATTCGTTGGTCCAAGCCTAGTTGATCTGACTGAACGACTTCAAGATGAACACAACGAAGCGCGCGATCGCTTTAATCAACATCGAGATCTTTGCATTCCAGGGTGGGTGGCATCAGCTGATATCAATGAGAAAACAATTAAGAAACATGCGGATTCAAGGTTCGGTGAGATCACCATCGTTGATACCGAAGGCAAGCCCCTTAACCAAGTAATTATTCCCAGAGGGCATCCCAAGATCGACCCCATTGTTTATGACACCAGTGCAGTGCGTTATGACTGGGAGCAAGTTACTGGGCTACAAGATGCGGCGCGCTCAACAGTCGTCAGACCTAAGACAGCTACTGAAGCCAATATCTTACAAAGAGCCCTATCAGGGCGCGTATTTGAATTCAAAGACCAGATAGAAGATTGGCTGCAAGAGATAGCGCAATACAGCGCTCAGGTTCTATTGCAAGAACTCACAAGTGAACAGGTAGAACGTTATATGGGCGCGCCAATTACTAGAACGACCATGATCGATGGCCGACTCACCATCACAAAAGAGAAAACCTATGACTGGCCAACACTTACCAAAGATCGGATCTTTGACATGGTTGATCTCAGAATTAGAGCGGGTACTACTGGTGCACCGGATGGCATGGAAGAAAAAGAAGGTTGGTTAAAAGTCCTGCCCATGATTACAAATCTATCAATACAAATTCAAAACCTACAAGCTAGGGGAATGGATTACGAACATATCCGTAATCTCCTACGGGAAACGGTCTTGCGATATGACGATCGTATCGATTCAAATCTATTTATACCGAATGTAGAAAAGCAGGCGGAGGGATATGTCGACCCTAACT